ACCACCCTCTTTCTTGGGCGACCAGAGGTTAGAAAATATTTCGAGTAACCCCATTAAGGAAATGTTTACCAAATTTGGATAAACAAATCCGAATATGCAAATGCTATCTTATTTTGGGACTACAGACTGTTTGAAAGACAGGCCATCCGGGCAGAATCTATCCCGTGATTATTCGCGTCAATAGGGTCATCAGTTAAAACCATAACCCCGTTAACTTTGGCTTTAGCTTTGACATATCCGTTAAACTCCTTCTTTGCCTCTGGGCTTTCGACAACATGTAGATTATATTTCTTCATGATGGACAGACCGTCTTTTATAGATCCTGGGAAAGTTCTACCGGCGAACACGCGGTAACCGGCTTGCCTGGAAGCGGTGATGTATAAGCGCCCACCATTTTCCCCTGAAGGATCGGCCCAAACATTAGTTTCTTTGGATACATTTTTTTCTAGAAGATGAATGTAGTCGTTTGAAGTTGGGGTAGGTTGGTAGCACAAATACTGAATGTACATGTTTGGTTTATCGGTAGGGTCGTTCTTTGAAGCTACCCGATCAACTCCTACTTTCACGATCACCGATGGATCTACAGTATACCCGAAATCTGATCCGTAGTATATCTTTTCCAGTGTTTTAGGAAACTCCTTTATCCATGTCACCTTAGGGAATATCAACCCTTCCGGAGCCATCCGTTTACCAAGCCCGTAAACCATCCATTGGTACTTATCGGCGGTTCCTACCTTCTCATTGGTCCGGCACCTGATCAACTCTTTAACGTCCTCCAGTGGGAAATTATTTGGGTTACGGTCACAATCGTATTGAATAGCCTTTTGAATGGCCGTAAATTTCTTTTTATCGTCCTCATCTTGGCTACCGAAAAACACCGCAATCTTTGAAAGTTCGACCGGTTGGTAGCTTTCAATCTGGGTTCTCTCCTGCGGGGCTATGTTGCGGTTATCTTTGTATGTGGTGACTAGGTGCCCAACATCGGCCCGGCCCAGCGTGGAGGTAAAAATATCATGCTCTGTGTACTTCGGGTTCATGTCATACCACCAAAACTTTCTGCAGCGCATGACCGCCTGATCCCTGACGGCTTTTGATACGTCAATGGCTTCATTAACAAACAGGTAATCACACCCTACCCCATGTTGCGCACTCTCGCTGTCAGCCCCGATAAGGTTTATTTTGTTGCCGAATAACTTGAAACTCTTGACCTCCTGTCGATCTTGGAAAGGCGACTTGATCCCGTACATGGGCAAGCGCCAGTTAAAGTCGTTGTAAAGTGTTGTTTTAAAGCTTACGTAAGTCTCTTTGATGATGTTGATAACCGCGTCAGTCTCCAGCTTGGAGCAGATGTAAACGATAAAATCAACGCTTGATATGGTCTTAAACGACCGGCTTGAACCCTCTAGTACTACCCCTGACTTGATATCGTGTTCGAGACATTTCTGCTTATACTCTTCAAAGGTTAGTATTTTGGCCTCGTAAAGGGATAGTAGTTCGGTCCGCTTTTGGTGCTTTAGTTCGGTTACGAGGTACTTTAGATTTGGATTAACTACCCTGCTCATGAAGTTTTTTTATGTCTCCATGGTGGCTTTTCCTACCCTTCTTCATGTTAATTTTATGGGGCAACATGCGGAGGTTGTTAATACCTCCAATTTTTTCAGCGGGTATGCCCAGCCTAAATCCATCCCAAATAGAAACAATATGATCAATGTGATCCCTGGTAAATCCCCTGTTCTCGATGCCTGAAATGCTAAACCTTACCTGGTTCGTTATCCTCCAAACGTCCTTAAAGTATAGTTTCCATTCTGTAGTCTCCTTATAAACCGGAATTGATGTTGGGTCAAATTGGCTTTTAGCAAGAATCAACTGGCCTTCATCACTAAGACTAGCCAATGCCCTTTTGTGACTTCCGTGTCGCCTGTATTGACATTTATAGATATCAACCAGGTAATCGTAAATACCCATCATTCAGATTTTTGCGAATCGTCTAATATTTCTGGGAAAATATCTCCCGTGGCCTTCCTTGAATCATTCAAATTAACGTCCGATGTATCTTTTAACCCAAGATCACGGGCAATAATATTAGCGTTGAAAGCCCCAACGGCGGCCCCCTCAAGCTTTTGAGTATAGATTATGTTACGCACGCGCGTGGTGATTGGGATGAAATCTTCTCGATTCTCGTACAAATTCCACGTTTTGTGGTCAATGTCCAGGAAAATATATAGTCCTGTAAGCGTGTAAGGTGTCTCTGTTGGAACCTTGCACTCTATTGCATCCTTGCCGTTAAACTCTGTTTTAAGCCATTTACGGGCGTCTGTGGCCTCAAAGTATTCTACGCAGGCTTCCCAAAGTATTTCTGGCGTTTGGAAAATCTTATCCCTGCCATGTTTTGACCTTAGCTTCCAGAACGGCATAGGCTTCTCGGTCAACTCCCTTTCCTCTGTCTTTACCTTATCGTCTTGGGCTTTCATAGGTTTTTCAGGAGTTTTAGTGTCTCATGATGCGGTATGATATGCGTTCCGGTGGGCAGTTTTATGAGTTCCTGACCTCTTTCTCCGACTATTGCGGTGCCTTTTGGATAACCTGGCAATGGTCTTTTGAAGCGTTCCAAGGCCACACAAAACAGGATATCAACCGGATGAGGTTGGTAGTTCTCTGTTACACTGTTGCCGCGTGTTAGGTTGGCTTTCATTTTTTGACTGTTTTACTAAGGAACTCTAATGTATCGTCCATCATCTCAATCACGTCATTGAACTCGTCTCCGGGCTTCTTTTCGACCTTATGGAAGATGATTTTATTCATAATCTGTTGCTTTGCGTCCTCCTCTGATTCGGCGAAAGCGGTCGCCTTCATCTTGCGCCCATAAAGCTCAAAATAAACGTAGTAGTTCCTTTTGGAGGAAACGCTTTCCATACTGCAATTTAGCTACTTTTTACCACTTTTCCACACTGGCAGCGCCATAGAGGACAGCCGTGTATCTTACCTGTTCCTTGGATTATTAAAAAGGAGTGAGTGTGCTTCATTTTAGTTATCCATTATAATGCTGTGCATGCGCTCGCGTGTCACATCTCGAAGGCATATTATGCCGTTAATTTCGGTTATTTCAAAGCTTCTACCGATTGAGTTTTTGAAGTGACTAAATACCTCACCAGTGAACTTTATCCCGCGAATGGTGTAAATATCCTTCTCAACATCGTACTTTATGGCGCTGTTTTTAAGGTAAAAGTAATTGAGTGGAAATAGTAGGTAATAAGTGAATTTTATCCATTTCGGGGCTACTGCAGCTTCAGGAACATTCGCGAACTGCCTTAGCATCCTTAAAAATCGGTATCTGAATTCTGTCAAGTTCATCCCTTCAAAGATTCAATTTGCTTGTCAATAGCCTTGTTTTCTTTCTCCCACCGGGAAATGTTTAGCTTATCCAGGTAGATTAAGTGTTTACGGTCATCTATGGCCGTTTGCGCGTGCTTTATAGCTTCTAGGTTATCAGCCTTCTCAGCCACCATTTTTGCGATCATTTCGTCTTTGTAGTCCATAATTTAGCGTTTTATTCCGAAATCTGATTTACGAAGCTTGCACATTCAGAAACAGCCATCACATAGTCGCTATTTGGGGTTCCTGAGTAGTTTATTAATGCGTAGGCTGCTGCCCTATCTTCAATTATTTTCTTTTCATCTTCGCTCATATTTCTTTATCTCAAACAGCAACTTCCTTGCATGCTCAAGAACTGAATAAGTCAAACTATCCTCCTCGGCATGCAGTATTAATTGCTCCACCTCGTTAACGAGTAATCTTTTTTGTTCTGACAGGTCCATATTTCTAATCGTTTAATGATTTCTCTTTCTACTTGTCCGTTAACCATTGCTCCAAGGTTAATAGGTTTTAGTGACAACTTGTGTCCATCGCTGCCCTCTTTGAAATATTGGTAATCAAATTGGCTTTTAAACTCTACTATGATGTCGTAATCTTCGCCATCAAAGGAGTATACGGTTAGGGGGAAGGCGGTCATGATTCTGATCTTAATAACTGGATAAAACCTATAACACAATGGAAAAGGCTTTTACTTCTGCATGAATATTTACCCATGCTAATCACCCAGTGACTCTTATCTTTCTTAAGTTTCATATTTTCTACCAGTTATAAAGTACAATCAAAAGAATAAAGGCAATACCGTAGAGAGTTGCGAAGATAGCCGTGAACATTTCCTCTACTTTAGTCTTGGCGTTTGCGGTGTTTAGGTCTGTGAGTTTCATAGGTTGTCTTTAAAAGTTACAAATCCGTTCTCGTATGAGAATGTATTGAATTCAGGATGAATCTGACGGACCAATCTGGAGGTTAAAAGATAGTCCCCATCGGCGCATTGGACTTTAATTATGCCGCGTCTTCTTTCAACACCGATGAGCGGATTAAGACCTTCATCCTTAAAAAGGTCACGTAGCTCAGACTCTAATTGTAAGTCATGCTTACCCTGCATGCTTTTGGGGATGTCTTCAGATGTGCGTTTCATCGTTCTTTTTGTTTAGTTGTGTGCGATTGACTTGATAGGTCAAAGTAAAGTATAATCTTTTATACCTGCAAATATTTCGGTAAAATAAATTATACTTTTTTGTTTGGTGGTTAGAATAACGTTTTATACTTTTGATTATGAAATTAATGACAGTCAAGGAATACGCGGAACATACCGGCAAGTCTATCCCATTGGTTTACAAGCGGATAAGATTAAAGCAGGTTAAGACCGATAATAAATTTGGCCGCATTCTTATTAAAGTAGAATCCGGCTTGAAGAAATTGAAGCAGTCACGCACCTAAACTGGGTAGGTTTTATGACCCCAGAAACAAAACCGAATCGGTAGCAGCGTCCGAAGGTGGAAATGATACGAGTCACTGGGTGATTAGCATGGGTAAATATTCATGAAGAAGTAAAAGCCTTTTCCATTGTGTTATAGGTTTTATCCAGTTATTAAGATCAGAATC